GTCCCGGTTTCGACACTTTTTGGAGTTTTTAAGAATGGTTATAGAAAAGGTAAAAATAAAAGACCTTGAGAACGATCCAGACAATTTGAGAGTTCATAGTGCTAGGAATTTAGACAGTATCAAAATTAGTCTCGAAAAATTCGGTCAGCAAAAACCAATTGTCGTCGATGCGAAAGGGATAGTGATTGCAGGCAATGCGCCTAACTATGCTGAAGATGGACGCTGGAAAATGGCAGAAGAACTACGAAGGAAACATCCTGATGTGACAGAATTGTCTTGGCGATTTGGTAGAGTTCAGCATAAAGTAAACTATAAGAAGTTTAGGAAAAATAGACTGATTCGAAATCCTGCTGTTGAATACGAAGCAGGCGTGAACGAATACGGAATGGAATTAGTGGAGAAAAAATAATGGGTCAGCGCGGACCAGCACCAACTCCATCGGGAATCTTAAAACTACGTGGCAGTCGGAAACTAGAAAACCGAAAACTTGAACCGAAGCCAGACCAGAGATCACCTATTAGGCCCGCATGGCTGAAGGGTGAGGCGAGGAAAGCATGGGAATCGCTTGTACCACAGCTAAAAAAAATGGGTGTCTTGACGCGAATAGATAGAAATGCGTTGGCAAGATACTGCGATATGTGGCGTCGGTGGAGGGAGCTATGCGAGTTTATTGATATAAACGGAACAACGCTTCCCCTGAAAAAACGCGATGGAACTATCTACGACATCAAACAACTTCCTCATGCTAAGCAGGAGACACAGTTGCGTGACCAGTTGTTACGCCTTGAAAAAGAATTCGGGCTGACACCATCTGCGCGTGCGCGCATGACATCAGATATTGAGCAGCCGTCAAAGGTGGATGAACTTCGCGCCAAATATGGAGTGCGAAACGCTGGCTAAACTATCAAAGGCATGGCGTGACATTATCGAATGCGTTCCTGGGTACAATCCTTTTGACGATGCGAAGGGATTTTATTTTGACAAAGAAAAAGCACAAAATGCAATAGATTTTTTTGGCCACAACGAAGATAGCTGCTGCCAACATATCAAAGGCCCGTTAGCCGGCCAACCTATCAAGTTAGAAAAATGGCAGAAGGCGATCGTTGCCAACGTATTCGGCTGGAAACACAAGAAAACAGGGCTGCGAAGATACCGTGAGGTCATGGTTTTTGTGCCTAGGAAAAATGGCAAGACCACTCTCGCGGCAGGCATGATTTTATATGTTCTGGAATGTGATAACGAACCAGGCGCCGAACTATATTCTTCCGGTGCCGACAAGATGCAAGCCTCACTAATCTATTCCCAAGCAAGTGAAATGGTTAAGCGTCACAGGATGCTGCGCGAAGATTTGCGAGTCTGGAAATCTCGCAAGTCGATCACCGACGAATATCATGCGAGCGCGTACAAGGCGCTTAGTGCTGATGCACCTAACAAGCACGGCCTGAATAGTCACATGGTTGTTAATGACGAATTGCATGCACAACCCAATCGCGAATTGATTGATGTGCTGGCAACAGGTACGGGGGCCAGATTGCAACCAATAATCATGCATATCACTACCAGCGATTACGACCGAGAGGGGTCAATCTGTAATGAGAAGCATAATTACGCTTGCAAAGTTCGAGACGGGATCATTAGCGATCCAGCATTTTTTCCTGTTATATATGAGGCAAAACTTACGGATGATTGGACTGATGAAAAAGTTTGGAAAAAAGCAAACCCGAATCTTGGAATTAGCCTTTCTCTTGATTACATGAGGCGAGAATGTAAGCGGGCCCAAGAGACGCCAAATTATGAAAACACGTTCAAACGGCTACATTTGAACATTAGAACCGAACAGGCTGTCCGATGGATGCAGATGTCCGCATGGGACAAGTGCTGCGGTATAGTGAATGAAACAGATTTAATAGGCTGCAAGTGCTATGGAGGGCTTGACCTCGCCAGTAGGGTAGATATTGCAGCGTGGATGCTTATCTTTCCACCAGACAAAAAAAGGGACAAATGGGTTATTTTGAGCCGATTCTTCGTGCCCAAGGAAAATGCTAATAAGAGACAAATACGTGATCGTGCGCCTTATTTGACATGGGGCAAACAGGGCCACGTCACTCTTACAGAGGGCAATGTGATTGATTATGAAGTAATTGAAAAGCAAATAATTGACGACGGGCGAAATTTTGACATACTTGAAATTGGCGCTGATATGTGGAGTCTTGAATCCCTGCGGCAAAAGCTAAACAAGGCTGGTACAGAAATCGTCGAAGTCGGTCAAGGGTTCCGATCACTTTCGGAGCCGACGAAGGAGCTGGAGATGCTTCTACTATCTGAGCGAATCAACCACGGAGGGCAACCAGTCTTACGGTGGATGGCTTCAAACGCCTCAGTTGTTTCTGATGCGGCAGGCAATATTAAGCTCGATAAAAAGAAATCAACAGAAAAGATCGATGGGATTGTCGGAGTCGTGATTGCATTCAATCGTGCAATCGCGGACTTGGGCGACCTGTCAAGTGTTTATGAAGATCGGGGCTTAGTTCTAATATGAGTAAGAAAAACAAAAAAAATAGAAAGTCAAACCGAGCACAAAAAAGATCACTGAATTACGAACAAGTCATGCTTAGCGATAGCGATAATTGGTTAACAGCTATCGGCGGAGAAAAATCAAATTCAGGTGTTGTAGTGAACGAGAAAACAGCCTATTCATTTGCACCATTATGGAGGGCGATCAACTTGGTCAGCAGCGACATAGCAAAGATACCGCTGTGCGTGTTCAGGCGGCTTGAAGGTGGTGGTCAGGAACGTGCTACAACACACCCAGCATACAAGCTAATGAAGACTTCGGCTGCAGAAAACCTTACTGCATTCATTTTCAAACAGTGCGTCCAGAGCGCCGCGATGCTTGGAAACGGTTATGCGTATATCGTTCGAAATGTGTCAACAAATCTACCTACATCAATGATCGTATTATCTCCGACTGATACGTTTCCAGTGCGAGTGAATGGAGGAAAAATAGAATACGTCACAACGGTTCAAGGGATGAAAACGAGACTCAAGGCAGAAGAAGTTCTACATATTCGAGGGCTTGGGTTTGATGGTCTTGTCGGGCATAGCGTTCTCGATTTTGCAAGGGATTCTCTTGGTCTTGGCATGGCAGCAGAGAAATTTGGATCAACTGTTTTTAAGAATGGTGCAAGGCCGTCGGTTTTGCTGGAGCACCCAAAGAAAATAAATGCAGAAGCAAAGAGAAACTTAAAAGAGTCATGGAATAAGATGCACCAGGGAATAGATAATTCACACGGTACAGCAGTACTTGAGGAAGGGATGCACGCGACGATTCTGGCAAGAGATAATGAATCAGTCCAGCTCATGCAGCTTAGAGAATTTGAATTGAAGATGGTAGCAAATTGGTTCGGAATACCGCCGCATAAAGTTGGCGACTCAACTAAAAATTCATTTTCATCACTTGAGCAGGAGAACCAATCATATCTTCAGGAAGCACTCGATCCGTGGATGGTGAATTGGGAACAAGAATGTAATTGCAAACTTTTGACTAAGCCGCAAAAAGATAGAGGCACACATTTTTTTGAATTCGTTCGTGCCGCGTTAGTTCGCGCAGATATAAACACGAGATTTTCAGTTTATAACATTGCACTACAGAATGGAATTATGAATCGGGACGAGATCCGTGAATTAGAAAATTTGAATCCTATACCTGACGGAGCCGGGCAAGATTTTTTGATCCCTATGAATATGGACAAGGCGAATGGGGATGCTGGTGGTGATCCTAAGAATATGCCTAATGATCCACCTGCGGATAAACCCGCTGCTAAAAAACCCACTAGCGAACAAAAAAATAGTCTTCGTGACTTAGTTAGCCATGCAGTAAGGGAGTCTGCAATCAGATATTCTCGTGCAACAAAGCGAGCAGCCAAAAAACCGGGCGAGTTCTTATCATGGCTTGACGCTTGGCAGGAAAGCAATCACGAAAAAAATGCTGCTTGGTTTTCGTTGAGTATTCGTGCGGCATCGCATGTCTGCGGTTTTGATGCCCTCGTCGCAGCAGATGAGGCTGCTGCACGATTTGGCATTTTATTCAGGCATGCAATGCTTGATGCTGCAGAATCTAAGCCTGAAGATTTGCAGGATAGTGTTGCCGCATATTTAATAAATTTTGAAGATGATGTTTGCGAATTAATTGCAAGCGAAGTTGTTGATGGAACATTTGGAAGGAAATAAATTATGGATAAAAGATTTGTAGATCAAAGCCAGAGTAAGGTCAATTTTCGTGCCGGTAATGACGGGGCAGGCAAAACTATCACTGGTTATGCTGCTGTATATTACAACGGAACACCTGGAACTGAATTCAGATTATGGGATGGTGCTGTCGAACGCATCATGCCTGGAGCGTTTGATGAATCGCTTACTAATGGCGACGATGTTATGGCGCTGTTCAACCATGAACGAAATAATATATTGGGTCGAAGTACATCGGGGACGCTCAAGTTAACCTCCGACAAGATTGGACTGAAGTATGAAATCAAGCCGGGCGACACGAGTATAAGCCGCGATGTTATAGAACATATTACGCGCGGAGACCTAAAAGGGAGTTCATTCGCATTCGATATAACTGAGGAACTTTGGACGGCTGGCAAGGAATTTGATATCCGAGAAGTACGAAGTGTCAAGTTGCTGGATGTTGGACCTGTCACATTTCCGGCGTATGAAGCGACAACTTCTAATGTGCGAGATAAATCGTCATGGGATAAATGGAAAGCTAAAAACGAAAACGACAAGAATGCAGAAAACGCCTGTAAAGCCGAAATTTTTAGGCTTGAAACGCTGGAATTGACAGTCGTGGACTGATCGGTATATTGTTAAGAACAAGCTGAGAGGCGAAATCGTCAATCAGTAACAAGCACAACTGCACGAAATCGTCGCAGGGACTTGTAACCGGCTCTGTAGGTATAGCCGTTACATACTCTGCGATTTTTTTGTCGCAGGTTAATGACAGCATCACTTAGGAATCAACAAAATGACACTAGAAGAAATGAGAAATAAGCGCAATGCACTCAGAACTCGTATACTTGAAATGCGAGATCAGATTGTTAAGGCATTGAAAGATGGAGGCGAGGAACCACCGGAATTGCGTACTAACTTCGATAAGGTTAGTGCGGATTACGACAAGACTACCAAGCAATTGGAAATCTTGGTTGCCGGCGAAAAGCTCGAACGTGATGCTTCCATCACGACTGAAGATGTTCTTAGACGCGAACATGAAGAGCGCAATCGCGATGGTGGTGGTAACGATGTGGTAACGCAAGAGAATCGCGACCAAGCCGTAGCAACTTGGGCACGCAACCAAGCTGGATTAGCTCTGAATGATGATGAAGTTAAGAATGCTCAGCGATGCAATTTGAATCTTAATTCTCGGCATATAGACTTCAAAAGAAAGTCGAACTATCGAGAAGTAAGGCGGGATGTCGCTCGCCATGAATCGCGTGCTGCTGTTGACACGGGCCTCGGGACAGGCGGCGAAACTATTCCAGAGGGATTTGTTCCCCAGTGGGAAATATCTCAACTTGCGTTTGGTGATGTGCATGGAGTGGCTGATGTCATCAGAACAAGTTCAGGGAATGACCTTCCTTGGCCGCATAGCAATGACACAGGCAACATAGGAGCGTTGCTTGCTGAAAGTGGAACAGCAACAGAACAGGGCGTAGCAACAGCTGCAATGGTTCTTAATGCTTACAAGTTTACCAGCAAACTTGTAAAGGTTTCCGCCGAACTTCTTGAAGATACTGCGTTTAATATTGTTTCTGAACTTGGTCGAATGCTTGGAGAACGAATTGCAAGAGCATTGAATGTCGAATACACGACAGGCAGCGGTACTGCTAGGCCAAGGGGTGTTGTTGTGGCTTCAGCTCTTGGCAAACTCGGTGCTGTGGCTGGTGCAGGTTCAACAACTTCAGATGAGATCATGGACTTGTTTCATTCGCTTGATCCAGCATACCGGAAAAATGCAAGGTTCATGTTGCATGATTCAATTCTTGCTGCTGTCCGAAAATTGAAGGATACAACCAATCAGTATTTGTGGCAGCCCGGTATGCAAACAGGTTCTCCTGATATGCTTTTCGGAAAACCTGTTACGATCAATCAGCAAATGGCAAGTACGTTTGCAATCAATCAAAAAATTATACTTTTTGGCGACTTCAAAAAGTATAAGGTTCGTGATGTAACTAACATCAGGCTGAAACGATTGGTCGAACTTTATGCCGGACAAGATCAGGAAGGATTCGTTGCATTTTCTCGACATGATGCCGACTTGCTTGATGCGGGTACTAATCCAATAGTTCACCTCGCGTTAGCTGCTGCCTAGTTTTTGTTAGTCAAACGACTGCCAGATTAGGATGCAACTTTTGAAAGGGGCGTGATGTTATGAAGTGTGAAGTTTTGCAGAGTATGTGTGGACGGGTTAGCCACAATGTGGGCGATATTATTGACGTGCCAGATGATGGTGTACAAGGCATGATTGATGCTGGGATCGTCAAAAAGGCTACGCCTGAAAATGCATCAAAGAAAACTAAGGCTTCGCGTACTGCGACCAAGCCTGAAAGCGAAGCAAGGTGAGCTATGAGTAAAGCACTGTTCACGGCGGCCATTGAGGAACCTGTCAGCATTCAGCAGGCTAAAGACAATTTGCGATATACTGAATCCGATGAGGATTCACGAATAGCATATTTGATAATGGCTGCAAGAGAGTATGCTGAGGTCGCTACGAATCACGTGCTAATGACTTCGACATGGGATTATAAGCAGGATTGGTTCCCTATTGGGGGGACAATCCTGCTTCCCGTGGAGCTGTCACCGATCCAGTCTGTTACATCAATCAAATATACTGATACATCTGGTGTCCAGCAGACATGGCCTTCCACTAATTACAAGACAGATTTGACTTCAATGCCGGCAAGAATAACTCCCGCATTTGGTGAATCGTTCCCTGGAGTTAGGTCTGAAATGGATGCCGTTGTGATTCGGATTGTTGCTGGTTATTCGCTGACTGCGGATTTGCCGAATAACATCCAATTGTTACCAGCAAAAATCACTGCGGCAATCTTAATGCTAGTCAATCACTGGTTCGAACATCCGGATGCCGTGACTGCTGGTGCGATGATAGAGGTTCCGATGGCTGTTGATTCTTTGCTGACTGCTGCTAGATCAATTTGGATTGATTGATATGAACAAAGTTATCACGAGAACAAGGCAGATTAAAAAGCCCACGGTTGTAAGATATGCAATTGATGTTCTTGATGTGGCAGTAAAAATTCTAAATCAGTATCCGAACACAGAGGAAAGACAAGAATTCCAGGATCAGATAATTGATTTGTATCAAGCAATAAAGGCGGCAAAGAAGTGATTGACACAGGCAAATTACGGACATCAGTTGAAATCCAAAAAGTATTGACTGATGAGGATGCAAATGGCGAAGTCGATATAACTTTCGTCAAGCATAAAGTTGTTAAAGCCTATGTGCGAGGCTTGACATCAACGGAAAAAATAACAGCAGAGCGAAACAACAGCGAAGTTACCCATGCCGTGACGATGCGATTTACGCCAGACATCGAAACGGACCACAGGCTGAAAATTGTTATAGGGACAAAAACAAGGTATCTCAACATTAAGTCAATCATTAATGATGATGAACGCAGCAAGATGTTGCTGCTGATGTGTCAAGAGAACACTACAAGCGTCACGAGCGGGACAGTCTAATGCCACTAGATGTAACTATGTTAGGCGACAGAGAACTTACTAGGCTATTTGAAAGGCTGCCTGAAAAAGCACAGAGAAAAATCTATTCCAAATCAATAAGAAAAACGTTGCGGCTAATCAACAAGGCGGTGCATGCAGCGGTGCCCGTTGATACTGGCAATCTTAAAGCTCTTATGAAGCGAGCAAGAATTACTGTTAGAAAAAAAACAAGAACGATAGTTTCTCTTGGATTGAAATTGCCTGAACGCTCTGATTTGGGATTGGATGATGGGAAAAAAGACAAAATGTTTTGGCCTGCGGCACTTGAATATGGTCATAATGGTGTCGCGCCCAGGCCGTTCATTAAAACCGCATCCGATGAGTCATGGAAAAGTGTTGCAAAAAATAAACTCATCAATGAATTGAAAAATGGAATTGAAGCGGAGGCGAAAAAGAAGTGAGTGCTATAGCGGCAATACGAACTAAGTTGCTTGCAGATGCGAATGTAATTGCACTCACGGGCACCAGAATACATATTGGCGTAACACCATCCGGGAAAGGATGGCCAAGAGTTACAATGAACCGGATCGGTCTTGATGGCATTCACACGATGGCTGGTTCCACAGGATTTGCAGAAATGAATTTACAGATTGACTGCTGGGCAAAAAAACAAAACAGTGCACATACGATCGCTGAAACTATCCGCAAATCACTTGATACATATAACGGAACATTGAGCACAATATACTTCAACTTGATTCGATGGCTGAGAACAGTAGATACCCATGAACCAGAATCACTGGGGAAGCAGAATAGTATCCATAGAGCCAGATTAGATTTTACAGTATGGCACGCACAGAGCGCGCCAAGTCCATAAAGGGAGACAGTCATGCCAGCAGATATTGGATCGTTAGCGACAGTAGTATTCGGGACAACTGCTTATGAAACGTCGTGGGCAGGTCAATTGCGTAGCGTCAAATGGTCGGGGATGAACCGGGAAGTTATCGACATTTCGTCAATGAGCTCCGGTGCTGCCAAGACGTTTCTTGGTGCAACAAAAGTTGATCCAGGCGAAATTTCGATAGAGGGTCTATACGATTTGACAAGCATCACGACAGGCGATGATGCGTATACGGACATGGCTGCGAATTCGATTGAATCAATTACGCTATCGCTTCCAGATGGTTCTGGCGGATTCGATACGCTTGTCTGTCCAGGTATTTTCACGTCTTACGATGTTGATGCAGCGATGGATACAGAAATGACATTTTCTGCAACATTCAAGCTGTCTGGCCCACCAGTGATCACAGGGTCAGCATAAAAAAGTAACCCATGGGTTACTTTCTGCTAGTGTTAGATTTTTTTTGAAAGGAATGTTATGGCGAAGCCTGACGCGGAAACAATTTTAGGTCTAGATGATATCAGACTTGAACCAATTGACATCCCCGAATGGGATGGTGACTTCTTCATGAAAACGCTAACAGGTGGACAGCGAGATCAGTTTGAAGTTCTTTGCAATGGTTCAAGAAAAAATATGAGGTCAACCTTGGCGTGCTGGTCGCTCTGCGATATTGACGGTAAGCGAATTTTTAAGGATTCGCAGGCCAGCCTTTTAAGTTGCAAATCTGGCGTAACGCTAGATCGAATACTTAAAGCCGCAATTGCGATCAATGGCTTAGATGATGATGAGTTAGGTGATATTGAAAAAAACTAGCTAGCAAGCCTGAACGACAATTCTGGTTCAGGCTTGCTATCAATCTAGGTATGTCTCTTTCGGAATGTCAGCAAAAAATCAATGCTGTTGAGTTCCGCGAATGGATTGTAGCATGGAAAATGGGACTATTCTTTTGTCCAAGAGAAGATGTTCGCCATGCGGAGCTGATGTGTATGATTGCAAGGGCCGCAGGCAGCAATAGTGCAAAAGTGGAGGATTACATGGCTGACTACGGCAACAAAAAAGTGCATCAAGCACAAAACCCTATTGCCATGCGAGGGGTCTTTGATGCACTAAAGAAGATAGCGGTAAGGGGAAAATAATGGCAACTGTTGCACGTTTATCGGTAAGCGTTACAGCCAATACGAAAAAGTTTAGTAGCGGGCTTCTCCGCGCCAAAAAAACCCTGAAGTCTTTCGGTCGAAGTATAACTAAGATCGGGAAGCAGGTGTCCACATTTGGTATTGGCCTCGGTGCAGCAGCGCTTGCAGGGGTTTCAATTCTAACGAAGCAAGCATTTACTGCTATTGATAGTATGGCTAAGTTGTCGGATTCAATTGGTATAAGCACGGAAGATATCGCTGGGTTTCAGTTGGCGGCCGAGATTACTGGCGTGAGCGTTCAAATGATGAACGATTCTCTGGAAAAAATGGTCAAAAGAATTGGTGCAGTAGTCGGTGGAACAGGTGCAGCAAAACAGACACTATCCGATTTAGGATTGTCTGCTGTTGACCTCGCCAATTCTGGTGGAGCAGAAGCGTTCGGCACAATAGCAGATGCAATCAATAAGCTCGGAACTGATTCGGAACGAACTAATGCTGCGTTTGCAATTTTCGGCAAGTCTGGAATCAAATTGACCAATACGTTAGCACTTGGAAGCAAAGGGATACTTGCATTCAAAGAAGAAGCCAAACTTATGGGCTTAGCAGTTAGCCGTGTTGACTCAGCAAAGATAGAAGCCGCGAACGATTCTATGAATCGTCTAGGGAAAATCAGCGTTGGTCTTGCTCGACAATTTTCAGTCAAACTTGCACCATTCATACAATTAGCTGCGGACAAAATGGTTGCCTTTTCCTTGTCCGGTGGCGGGGCAACCAAAAAAATAATAGCGGGTTTTGGTTTCGTGCTGAAAGTTATGGGGAGATTAGCTGACACATTTGAGGTTTTGAAGGCTGGGTTTTTTGCATTGAAGGGTACTGCAACTATTGCCATACTTGGAATCGGTTTAGTCGTCCAGGTTTTAGCCAAAGAAGTGGATCGTCTGTTATCTATTTTAAGTATAAACAGCGGACTTGAGCAGAGCGTTAGCAACTTCAATGACGGTCTTGTTTTGGAAGCTGAAAAATCATTCGCCAAAGCTGGCGAGGCATTTGGTAACGCGCTGGATGGGAAAAATTCAAAAGCAATTAGTAAGTTCGTCACTGAGATTCAAGATGCTGCGGAGCTGGCAGGCAAATCTGTTGAAAAGAATGTTGAAGACAAACTTTCCAAAGTGATCCCTGTAGTAAAGAAAATTGATAAAGCATTAAGATCGATGGCCAAAGGCATTGTTGATAGTGTGAAATCACCTATGGAGAAATTTGTCGAAAAAATGCAGGACATCAATAAGGCATTCAATGCTGGACTTATAAGCGTTTCTCAGAGAAGCAAGGCGATCGACCTGCTGAAGGGGAAGTTTGGACCTAAATCGCCTGCTGCGGCAGCAGCAGCAAAGCTAGGTGCAAGAGAAATCAATCCAAATCTAATAAGCACATCATTCAGCAACAAAACAAAAGACGTGCAAAAGGTTTCTGATCCTGAAAATAAACTTACAAACAAAAAAATGGATGAGGTTATAGCTCTTCTAGGGATACCAGCATCCTTATCATTCATAGGATAAAAAATGGCAACTGTTATAAGACACACGGGATTGACTGGTTCAATAGTTGAAACATCGGACGGGCTTACAGATTCCATCGAATACACGGTTACTGGGCTTACGAACATAGACCCGCTTCTCGCTAAAAAGGAGGCACTTTTTGCAGCGGGGATACCAAGATTAGGAAGTAAGCACCCAGGCGGCGGGATTGCCGTGATAAGAAGACAGGCCACGCTTATAGATGACAGCGTTGCAACAATTGTTGTTTCATACGGCGTACCAACACATACGAATACAGAAATAACTAGAACTGAATCAGCAAAAATAGATTTAAGTTCAACAGTCCAATCAGTGCAAACCAATATTGATGTCAATGGTAATATGCTATTGCTCGAACAAGAAT